CTCGGTGGCGCGGGCGCCGGCGGCCGCCTCCGCTTCTGCCTGGCTGGCGCGCGGGTGGATGAGCGTGTGCTTCGGTCCGTCCTGGCCCGTGGACTTGGTCTCGGCCTTGCGTTCGCCCGTCGCCGGGTCGATCCAGGTGGCGGTGACCTCGCCCTGCCGCGGCCGCGGCTCGCTCTCCACGTGCCAGCCGGAACTGCCGAGCCGGGTCACGCGGATGATCGGCAGCGCCGAGCCGCCCGCGCCCTTGCCGCTGCCCTTCTTCACCACCGCGAGGCGCCCCCCGGCGGCCTTGACGATGCCGCCGTGCTCCTGCGCGATCCGGGTCGCAAAATCGATCGGCGACGCCTCCCAGCGCAGCGCGTAGGGCACCTGAGCGGCGGAGAGCTCCGGATCGATGGCGAGCGAAAGGCCAGCCGCCTTGGCGGTGTCCTCCAGGATGGAGCCGAGAGTCGCGTCATCTCAATGCTTGGACCCGAACGCCTTGATCTCGCCGGTGAAGGTGGCCGCGCGCGCCGTCATGGTGAGGGTCTCGGGATTGCCGGGTTGCCAGTCGGCCGCCCAGCCCTGCACCTTGAACGTGCCCAGCATTGCGATGGGCGACGGGACATAGCCGCCGAACGCAGCCAGGAGATCATCCTCGGTGGGCAGCGGCAGGCGGCGCGCCGCGTCGGCCAATACCACCTCAAGCGCGTCGTTGGTGACCCCCGCCTCGTCCGTGTAGGTGGCCGAGATGAAATAGGGCGCCATGCCGACCATGAGGTCGGTCGAACCCTTGTAGAGCCGGAAGACGGGCGTCATGCGTCGCCGCCCCAAATGCGCGGCACTGTGACAGTCTCAACCGTGCTGCGCAGCGCCGGGAGCCGGATCGTGGTGCCGGGCGGCGGCGTGTCGCCGAGGGAGGCGAGGCCGGGGTTGAGGTCGAGGATCGCCTCTACCGTCCCGCCGCGCTCGCTGCCGAGCTCGGAACGGGCGATCTTGTCGAGGCGCTCGCCGTCCCGCTGGACGGTGTAGATGCGGTCCACCGCCATCACACATAGCTCCGAACGGTCACGTCGAAGGCGAGCATGGCGCCCCCATAGGTGGTGAGGTCCGAAACCTGCTCGATGGTCACCCGGCCGAGCACGCTGGCGGTGAGCGATCCCGCACCCATCCGCAGCATGGGTACGGGCCTGCCCGCATATTGGGTGGCGCGAATGGCCTGGTAGTCCGCGAGGCCGCCGATGGCGTCGGGGAACAGCTGGCCGCGGATCACCTGGACCGCGCGCTTCATGCCGGTGAAGTGCGCCCCGTCGCTCTGGCCGAAGCGGCCGAACTCGCTCCAGATCGCCTCGGTGACGAGCTCGATCTCGCGGCCGTTGAGGCCGATGACCGTGAAGACGTGGGGGCCGAGGCTCATCAGCATGGTCAGGCCGTGTCGTAGAGGGCGCCGGCGGTGTTGCCGAGACGCGCGAGGCGCCGCTCGACCGCAAGGGCTGTCGCCTCCGGGTCGCCGCCCGTGATGTGGAAGGTGACGTTCTGTGGTCCGCCGGCGGCGCTGACCTTCTGCTTCGGCGGCAGGGGCGGCAGCGGGGCCGAGCTGCCGCCCGATCCTGACGGGGCAAATTGAGGCGAGATGGTCGGTGCGACATTGAAGTTGAAGAGCGCGCGGATGCGATCCGCGATCGACTGCGCCGCCTGGACCGCTTCCTCGCCCTCTGACTTCACCGCGTCCGTCACGGCCCGCATGGACTGGGTCACCGCGTCCGCGGCTCCAGGCACCTTGAGCGCGGACTCAACCTCGGCCTTCACCTGCGACAAGGCGGCGCGCAAACCAATCAGCCGGTTCTGGGCGCCGATGTCCCCACCCGCTGCGGCCTTCTCTCCGGCCGCAACCTCGGCTTCCAGATCCATCTGCCGCTGCACCGCGCCAATGAGCGGATGCTGCCCCTTGGCTACTGCCGTTTGGAATTTCCGATTGAGCTCGGGGTCGCCACCAAGCCGCGCCCGATCCTGAGCATCAAGCGCCCCGCCGCCATTGAGCTTGTCCGATAGCGCCCTGACCTCGGCCGCGCGATCGAGCGTCGAGTTGATCTTCTCCAGAAGGCTGCCGAGCGCGTCGGCTGCGGCCCCAATGATGGGTGTGAATGCCTGACCGATGCGGGTGCCGAGCGCCGCCATCTGGTTGCCGAGCTTCTTGATCTTCGAGCTGGTGGTTTCGTCGAAGATCGAGAAGGCCCGGTCCACCGAGCCCTGCGCCTTCGCCTTGTCCCGCACCATCTGGAGCGCCTCGGCGATCTGCTTGATCGACCCGGCCAGGCGCGCGGCATCGTCCGCATATTCGAGGCCGAACAGATCCATGAGCACGCCCGCCTTCTTGTCGGAGGGCAGCTTCTCGATCCGCGTCAGCACCTCAACGATGGCCTCAGCCGGCCCCTTCTTGATCAGCGCGCCGACCTGCTTTGCTGTGAGGCCGAGCGCCTTCAGCCCGCCCTGAAACCCCTTGTTCTGCTTCGACGCCGTCTGGAGCTTGGTGAGCAGGGCGTTGAAGCCCGTGCCGGCCACCTCCGAAGTGGTGCCGAGGCTCAACATGGTGGCGCCGAATGCGGCCGCCTCGCTCTCCGCCAGGCCGAAGGTCTTGGCCTGCGCACCCACGCGCTGAAGGAAGTTGACGATGTCGCGTTCCTTTGAGGCGGTGTTGTCGCCCAGCGTGTTGATGGCGTCGCCGAGTTGCTCAATGCCGGCTTGGGTCAGCCCGAAGACGTTGCCCATCTTGGCGAGCGCGTCGCCCGCCTCCTCGGCCGACATGCCGAACGCGACCGCGGCCTTGGCAGCGAAGGTGCCGAAGCGCACCAGTTCATCCGCCGGCCGGCCCGCGAAACCCGCCTGTGCAACGAGCTGCGCGATCTCCTCTTTCGCCAGGGGCGTCACCCGGCTGATCTTTAGGATTTCGCGCTCCAGCGCTCGGAGCGAGTCCGGTGTCAGGTCGACGGCCTTGCGGACCTCCGCCATCGCGTCCTCGAACGAGATGGCCTCGCTTACCGCTCCTTTCAGAGCCAGGCCGGTAGCGATGATCCCGCCGGCGGCCAGACCACTTGCCGCCGTGACACCCAACGCAGCTCCGGACATGCCGAGGCCCGCGCCCACCTCGGTCGAAGCTGCCGCGATGCGCGCGGCCCGGGCGGCCGCCACGCCGCCAGCCAGTCCTAGGCCGCCGGAGCCCCCTCCGCCGGCGCCGACGCCAGCGCCGGCTGAACCTGGTCGGGCCGATCCGAGGGCGCGCGTTGATCGGTTCAGCCGGTCGACGCTGTCGGTCGCCTTCTTCGCCTCGCCGGTGACCTTGCGCAGCTCCTGGGTCAGGCGCTCCCCGCCGCGCGCGCCGTTGAGCCGGCGGGCTGCCGTCTCAACGCTGTGGAGGTCGCGCCCCGCCTCGCGTGCGGGCGCCTTGGTCTGGTTGATGAGCCTCAGCCGGAGGGCTACGTCGAGGATCGACACCGATCACCTTCCCAATGCGCGCCGCAGCGGCTCCCACCGCTCACGGTCGATGGCCTTCGCCTCCGTCCACCACAAGGTCAGTTCGTCCCATGGCATCGCGAGGATCTCGCTCAACGGGGTGCTGAAGGTCGCGGCCACGCGTCCGGCGGCCGAGCGCCAGTCGTTCAGCTTCAACCGCTGAACGCGTCCCTCAACAGTCGGGGCAAAAAATCGAAGGCCGCCTCCGCAACGGCCTGGCCATCGTCCGCGTCGAGGCCGCGCAGGACAGGGGCGGGAATGCCGGTCATGACGGCATAGACATCGAACGGCTCGGGCACGCGGCCGCCGACACACAGCTCCGCCACTTGGCACGTCAGCAGCCGGCGCACCGTGATTTCCGTGTGCCGCCTGCCGTCAAACTGGAAGGGAAAGTCGAGAAGCACCGTCTTCGCCTGACGCGCATCAAACTCCAGCACAGCCACCAACGGGCGCGCCGGCGCCGGCGCCGGGTCGGCGGAAGGGGCGGTCGGCCCCTGCGGCCCGCCGGCGCGCCGCAGCGCGTCGGGCGAACCAGGCGGCGGCGGCACCGGGGAAAGAGTGGGCTGGGCATCGATCGGAGGCGGCAGCGTGTCCACGGTCAGGCTCCTTTGAAGCGTGCTTAAAGGCCCGTTTAGCCGGCGATCCGCAGGATGCGGTTGTCGTCGCCGCCGATGTCGAAGCCGTAGCCGGACCAGGTGTTGGTGCGGAACGTAAAGCGGGCGATGATGCCGTAGCCCTCGATCACGTCCTCATAGTCGGTGATGGACTTGATCTGGTAGCCGTAGCCGCGCAGGCCGCGGCCCTGCATCTCGTCCGGCGTCGCCTCCGAAAAGACCCCGCGCATGGTGATGATGCGCTCGCGCTTGACGCCCGTCAGATGGTCGGTGAGCAGCTCATAGACCGTGTAAAGGCGGGACTGCCTCAGCTCCAGGCCGAAGCCGCCGAGCATGCGCGGATTGGCCGAGACGAGGTTGAACGCGAAGGTCAAAGGCTCGATCGCGCCGATCGGCACCTCAAGCTCCATGATGCCGCCGCCGGGGTGGAAGTTCTCGGTCTTGGCGCGCGGGCTCGGGAGCTGATAGCTCGCGAGGCTTTCCCAGCTGTTGAAGCCCTCGCAATACAGATTGCCGGCGTTCCGGACGTGATCCATGGGTGCCTCCTATGGGCCGGCCGGTCAGGCCGCGAGGGTGCCGAGCGCCGCCTGAATGTCGGCGGCGAGGATGTCGAACGCGGCGATGTAGGGGTGCATGCCGATCTGGATGTCGGAGAACGGCGGCGTGTTCTCGCGCGCGAGCTCGATGCGCAGGATGCCCTGCCGCATGTTGGCGTTGGGGTTGAGCCCGCGGTCGAAGTAGCGCGTGTAGCCGACCACGGCGCCGAGGGCGACGAGCTCGTCGAGAAAGCTCTCGATCGTCTTGACGATCATCAAGGCATTGTGGGCGGTGAAGTTCTCGCCGCGCCACTTGCGCAGGGCGGAGGGCAGCGAGGCGCGGATCGCGTTCTCGGTGCGCACCTTGTTGATGAAGCGCCAGTTGCTGTCGTTGGACAGCGTCTCGGACCCGAACAGCTCGCGGCCCTCGATCCAGGTGTTGACGCTGGCCTGGACCATGTAGTTCGCCTCGTGGTCCACCTCGCCGTCATAATAGGAGACCGGCCGCGCGGTGCCGACGATGCCGGTGGCGGACTGGTTTTCCGGGCTCCAGTACGGGCCGCCGCGCTCGCGGTCGCGCTTGGCGAACAGCGCCGCCGCCACCGGCGAGGCCGGCGCGGTGATGACGGTGTCGCCGGCCCAGCGGCGCACCGCCGGATCGATGGCGTAGAGGTGGCGGCCGAGATCGCTCTTGAGCCTGGTCGCCCAGGCGGCGGCCTCGGTGCGCGTGAGGTTCGGCGCGTCGGGGATGGCGATGGCCAGCAGGCGCTTGGCCACGGCCGCCATGGTGTTCGCGACCGGGTTGGCGACGGGCCCGGTGGCCACCGTACAGGTCGCGCCGGCGCCGTCGCCGGTGATCACGGCGGTGACCGCACCGGAAACGATGCCGGCATTGTCGATGGTGACGCCCGTCACCTTGCCGTCCGCCACCACGCACGTGCCCGTGGGCAGCACGGTCGCGCCGACCGAGGCGAAGGTGACGGTGGCCGCGCTGTAGCCCGTGCCCTGCTCGGTCATGGTGACGGTGGTGGCGCCAGTGAGCGCGTCGTTGGTGAGGCCGGGCGCGATGATGATGCCGGGGCGCACCGAGGTCTCGGCCCGCGCGTCCAGGAGGCCCCACAGCCCGGTGCGCGCGGCGGCCGAGCCGATGACCGAGCCGAGCAGCGTGTTGCGGGTCTCCGAATGCGCGACGCGGCGCACCAGGATCGAGGGACTGACGCCCTCGGCGAGGATTGCCTCGATCGCCGCGGGGATCTCGCCCTCGGCGCCGAGCTTGGCGATGGCCTCGCTCTCCGAGGCGTAGAGGTGAACATTCTTGTCGATCGGGAACGCGTCTTCGTCGGCCTCCTCCGCGGCGCCGACGATGGCGATGGTGGAAAAGTCGGGGATCTGGACGGTGCGCGCATCCTCCGCGCCGTCGATGAAGCGGACGCCGTGATTGGGAGAGAGCGCAGCCATGTGTTGACCTCTAGGTTGTCACGGGTGACGGTGTCATCGGGGCGCCCGCGGATACTCCGGTGACGCCGTCACCCGCCCGACCTCTCGACCGTCTGCAGGATCTCGTGCTCCGCCCGCCGGAGGGCGCCGAGCGCCACGTCCGCATTCCGCAAATCGGTGCGCTCGCGGGTGGTCGTTCCGTCCGGCGCGATCATGAGGATCACCAGTTCGTCGACCTCGCCGGAGCGCACCCGCGCCAGCGCATCGCGCAGCACCCGCTCCGCCGCACGCCGGCGCCGGGCGCGTTCGGGGTGATTGTGAATGGGGATCGCCCTCATGACACGAACCCGCCTTCCGGCGTGACCGGGAACACCCGTGCCGCGCCGAAGTCCGGGATCAGCTCGTCCGGCCCGTGCCACAGCACGTTCACATGGAAGCCGGCGACCGCTGCCAGCACCGGCATGGGGCCAAGCTCCGGATCGGTCTCCACCGTCTCGCCGGTCGGGCGGAAGATCGTCCCGTCCGCGCCCACCACGGCGATGTCGTAGCGGTGGCCCTGATAGGTGCCGCAGGACGGCCAGACGGGCACGCCGTCCGGCCCCTCGACGGTGCCGGAGCCGTAGAGCGCGAAGGCGGCGCGGGCGGTGTCCCGGTCGGGAAAGCGAAGGTAGATCGTGATGGGGACCGCCGTGCTCATGCCCACCCCCTAGCCTGTGCGATGAGCGCCGCGCCGGAGCCGCGCACCGGCCAAACCACCAGTTCGTCAATCTCCAGTGCGCGGCCGGCGGGGAGGCCCTGATAGCCGCCGAGCCAAACGCTGGCACGCGAGCGGTCGAGTGTGGCCACATCGGACTTCGCCGTCTCGCCGTTCATGGCACCCGCCCGCCCCGTGCCATCCCAACCGATGGCCGCAGGGACCTCTCCAGGCATGGTGACGCCAGTCGACAGGACCAGCCCCGAGGCACTGCTTCCGTCGAGCACGATGTTGTTGCTGTTCGCCGACGCGCGGAGCAGCGCATATCCTGAGGACAGGCCGACAAGCGGCAAGTTGACGGCCGACAGAAGCACGCGCCCGCGCCACGCCATCGTGGCTGCCGCACCTTGGAGCGGCGCCGCCGCGCCTGCGGAGAGTTGCACCACGTCGGCGATGCGTGCGGCCTGCGTCCCGGCTGCGAGGATACGCGAGGTGGCACGGGTGCCGACCTCGGCCTGCCCCCACGCGACATAAGCGTGGCCGGTGGTCGTGCTGGGGGTGGCGACCGACGCGCTGCCCGGATCGGGGACGGCCGCTGGAAAATACGAGATGTTGAGCTTGTTGTTGGTGCCGTTGTTGGCGAAGGCCATCTCCACGAGCCCGAAGAGGCCATAGTCGGTATACCAAGCCCCCACAGGCGAGCCGCTTGTGTCTCCGATGCCGCCGGATTTCTGCTTCACCGCCAGTCGGAACTCCAAGGGGGTGGTGCCCCCGGCCAAGTTGATCCTTAGCTGGCCGTTGGAGACGGCGGTCGGGTCCTTGAGCACCAGTAGCGAGGCAACGTAGGTGGTCGTGTCCTGGGGGATATCCGCGACCACGCGCAGGTTGCTCGTGCCTGCGTCATTGGTATCGGCGATACGTGCCCAGGGGGTGACGCCGTCCGGTCCAGCAGGTCCGTCAGCGACGGTGAGGCCGTTGATCGGCGTCCACAGACGCATGTCCGAGAACCACGCCAGATTGACCGCAGGCCCCTCGATCAGGAGGCGCCGCTTCCCGCCGCGCCACGTGAAGGCTGGCGTGTCGGCTGGGACGGTCGCCAGCGCACCGGAGCCGTCGAACACCCGTTTGGCGCCGGACGAGACGGCGAGGACCGAGGAGAGCGGCACCAGCGCGCCGGCCAGAGCGAAGCGCCCGCGGGCGAAGTCGGCCGCGAGGGCGGGCGCGACGCCATCGAGCCGATAGGCTGCGCCGGCCCACCAGCGCCTTAGGCCGCGCTGGGCTATGAGGCTGTTGATGTTGGCGTTGGGCGTCGGCCAGGGCACCGGCTATCTCCAGCCCACCAGGGTCGCGGTGGTCGCCGGCAGCACTTTGACCGGGCAGATGTTGAGTTGCTGGCCGGCCGTCACGGGATAGGAAACGGCCGTCCCCGCCTCATCCACCAGCGCTGCCACACCATCGGTCAGCGCGACGATGGCCCAGGGACGCACCAGCATGGGGTCATTGGAGGGGACGATGGTCCAATGCTGGACCGCCACACGACCCGCTGCCTTCAGAAATCCGCGCGACATGGTGCCCTCCTAGTTGCCGAGCGCCATCCAGTTGATGTCGATCGCCGTGATGGTGTTGATGGAATTGCCGCCGGTCGAGGTATTAAGGCGGCGGCGGGCAAGGAAGCCGCTTGTCGTGATGGAGCTGATGGCGGCGCTCCAAGTGTTGGACACGGCGAAGTTGGTCGGATCGACCAACGTCGCGGTTACCGAGAACACGTTCTCGGGAAAGACGACCGGGAAATTCACGGTGCTTTCGCTGGCGCCCGTGAACTTGCCCCACTGCATGATCAGGCCGGAGGGCATCTTCTGATACCCATTGAGAGTGAGGCTGGCCTCACTGAGCTTTCGCACCTCGGCCTTGGTGGTGGCCGGCGTCATGAGCACGTCGGTCGCCGTTCCGGCTTCCGCCTGCTCCACGGTCGCCAGCCACTTGATGACCGCCTGCCGCACCCGCAGCGGAGTCATGAGCTTGTCGCTGGCGGCGGCGGCCTCGGCCTCGGCCTGCGAGGCGACGGCGGAGGCGTGGAGCTTGGCGAAGGTTAAGATGGAGTTGGCGATCAGTCCGGCATCGGCGATCGAGCTCAGCACGGCCAGGCCGCCGAGGCCGAGGTTGGATCGTCCCTGCCCCTGCTGCGTCGGATTGAGCGTCTGACCGGCGTCGATGCGCAACCGGTTGCCGAGGGCGGTCGCTATGGTGGTGGCGAAGTCCGGATCGCCCCCAAGCGCCTGCGCGAGTTCGTCCAGCGTGTCGAGGGTGGCGGGCGATCCGCCCACCAGGCCCGCCACCTGGGCCGCGATCATCGACGCGACGGTGCCCTCCCAGCCCACCACGTCCGCCAGCGAGATCGAGCCGGGCTGCCACTTCGAGCCGATCTTCTTGAGCAACTGGCCGTTGGTGGCGCCGGTGACGTCCGTGTCGGTCAGGTCCGCGAGCGCGTGGAGATGGGCCAGCGCGGCCTTGCCGGCGAGCGCCGCCACCAGGCCGGTCACGTCGCCCATGGCGTGGACGTGCGCGGCGGCCGCCTTGCCGGCGATCTGCAAGAGTGCCGCGGCCATGTCGGTGTCGATGGCCGTGAAGGCTTCGCGCAGCCGCTCTACGTCCTCGGGCAGCTTGTTGCTCGCGTGCGGCAGCGGGTAGTTGCGGGAGGTGCGATCATCCACGATGGCCATGGGCCCCTCCTCAGATCGAGACTGCGCGCGGGTCGGCGAGCGAGGGCCGCGCCGCCGGCGTCCCGGTGAGCGTCAGCCGCACGCGCGTCTCAGCGCTGGTGATGGATGCGACGGTGTGCTCGCGCTCGGCCCAGCCGTCATTGAGCGACTCGGTGGCGGTCAGCGGCACAGCGGTCCACACGCCTCCCACGTCGAGCTCCACCGTGACGCCCGATCCCGCCGGCAGGCGCGCCTTGAGATTGGTGGAAACGCGGGCTGCCGTGCCGGCGGTGAAGCGGCGGCTTACATAGGTGCCCGAGGCCCGCATTTTGCCCGCCACCAGCGTGATGCCGGGCCAGAGTGTAGGGCTCACCTGCGCGGTGCCCGTGAGGACCGCGCGCAACTGCACGGTTTCGGTGATGTAGGCCGAGAACTCCATGGGCTGGTTGGGCTGGACTTCGATCACCGCTCCGCCCGCGCGCACCAGCTCGAAGCGGAATTTGCATTCCGCCGTGGGGAGCTCGACGGTGGCGAGGATCAGGAGGTCGGAGCAGTCCACCAGGTCGAACGACCCGAGATCCATCGTCTTGGTGGTGGCTGTGAACTTCGCCGCTACGAGCTCGAAGGCGAGGTCCGCCGCCTGGTGCGGCGTCCAGGTGCTCGCATTGGCCGAGCTCAGGAGCGTTCCCACGGCATAAGGCTGGGCCGAAACCCATCGCTGTGCCACCGCGTCGAAATCGCCGAGGGTGGCGATGGAAAGCGCATGCGCGGCATCATCCGTCTTGACCACGAAGGCCATCTCGCGGTCGGCCGGGATGTAGATCGGCGCCGCCCAGCGCACGTCGAGCATGTCGCCCGCCTCGACGCCGGTCATGGGTTGGTAGGCGGCGGCCCGCACCTCGCGTGTGGGGAGGCCAGTCGCCGTGGGCACCAGGTCCACCACCAGCGGGTTCGCGGCGTCGCCAATGGCGCAGGGATAGAGGTTGACGCCCAACACATGGCGCTGCGCCGGCAAGGCGAAGGTCTGCGCCAGCGGATCGGTCCAGTGGGTGATGGTCACCTCAACCAGGCGCTGGCGCTGCATCACCTCGACGCTGATCTCACCCTGACCGACGAACAGCGCGCGAGCGATGGCGCCGGCGCCGCCGGTGGCCACCACCTCCTTCGTGCCGGCAACGATGCCCTCCGGGATCGTGATGGTGCCAGCGATCTCGCCATCGCCATCGGCCGCCAGCGGGCCGGCCGGCGTCACGTCCACCCCGTCGAAGGTCAGGCTTGCGAGCGTCTCGCCGGGGCCGAAGCCGCGCACCTGGAAGGCGACGGGCATCTCGCGCAAGAATTCGAGCAGCTCCTCGCGCTCGTCGACCAGCACGTCCGCCACCGTGGTGCGCGCGCTGACGGTGCTGTCATTGTGGCCCCACCGGATCTGGCGGCGGGTGATCGCCAGCGTCTGCGGCGAAAGCCACTCGGTCTGTTCGACGGTCCAGAAATCGGTGCTCGGGTCGAGCGTCAGGCGCGCCGGCAGGGGCTCGAAATTGGCGTAGGGGTTGATCTTCATGCAGCCGGTCTTCAGCGGCTGGGAGATGATCACCTCCTCGATCCAGTCGAGCATGATGGGCGCGGCGATCTCCACCGCGTGGAAGGTGGGATCAATGGCGAGCTGGATCGAGCCGAGGAACACCGCGGCCGTCTGCGGCTCGCCCTGGTCGCGGAAGCTGTCATCGGTGCACGGGTCGACGAAGACGCCGCGCTTGGCGACGGGCTCGCGCGCATCCACGTCCGAGCGGAGGCGCTCCAGGGCGATGAGGTCGAGGGCGTCCACCAGCCGGTTCCACATGCGCCAAATCTGGGAATAGGGCATGGAACGGACGCCGCTGTTCCTCACCGCGGGAGTGCCGCGCCAGTCGTTGGTGACCTCGGCGAGCGGCAGAAGCGTGACCGGCGAGATGGGCGCGATCGGCGCCGATCGGGCCGAGGTGCCGCGCAGATAGACCACGCCCCCGGCTTGGTCGAGGCAGACGAGGTCGACCCGCGGCAGCCGCCAGTCGTAGCCGACGATGACCGACGAGCCGGTGACGCCCCCGGAAACCGTGATGGTGTCGGCCGTCTGGCTGTCCACCGCCACCGCGTCGAGATAGCGGTACGTGACCTGGTAGCTGGACCCGCCGGCGGGCTCGGCCCCGCCCGGCGCCCAATTTACGCGGTCCGCGGCAAGCGTGTAGTCACCGCCGGCGGCATAGGTGGTGGCGCCCTGAGTCACCGAGACGATCATGGTCACGCCGGTGTGCGCCAGCGCGTCGGAGGTGTTGTTCGGGGTGCCGCGCACCACCGTCTCGGTCACCTGCTTGGTGATGACCACCGAATTGATGGCGTCGATCGGGCCGTGGTTGAGGACGATGGTGGCGGTGCCGCTGCCGCCGTCCGCGAAGGTGTGCGGCTCGGCGTCCACCGTCTCCACGTCCCAGCTTTCCGGCTCGGCATGGCGCAAGGAGGTCTGCCGAGTGCGCTTGTAGCCGAAGATATTGGCGACGCCCTCGCTCACCGAGAACACCTGGGAGCCGCCGGCGGCGCCGAGCGCTGTCACCCGGCAGCCCTCGACCACATAGGAGCCGTTGGCGTCCCGGTCGTAGACCGCGATAGCGGCGTTGACGCCCGACAGCGAGGGCGGCGGCGTCTGGTCGATCACCGAGCCGTCGCGCACCAGATAGACGCCAAAGAAATCGCCCGCGCCCGCGTCGCCGGCGAGCGCCCAAGAGAGCGTCTCCACCAGGCGCGCGGCGCCGGGCTCACCCTCGCCGAGGCTGCCGGCGGCGAGGCCCAAAAGCGCCGGATCGTCATCCTCGGTGACATAGGAGGCAACGAGGCGCACGCCCACCGTCACGTCGCCGGCGAGCGCAACGTCCTCGATGACGCGGGCGGGCACCGGGCGCACGTCGCCCCGCACATAGATGCGGCCGGCGCCGAGCACCAGGCGCTCGCCGGGCGCGTCGACGATGATGTCCGCACCCTCGATCCGGTCGCCGTCGCGCGCCACCAGGTCGCCCACCCGCCGGGCGCGCCGGCCGGCGATGGACTGCACCTCGTTGAGCTCGGCGCCCTGCGCGAAGCGGCGCTCGCGGAACACCACGCCGTCCCATGCCGGCCGATCGGCGGAACGATCGAAGGCATCGGGGAGGCTTGAAGGGTGCGTAAAAGGCATTTTCAGAACCTCAGAAGTGCGGCGACGTGCTCGCGCACATGGGGTGCGAAGGCGATCGTGACGGCGGTCTCGGCGATGATCGGGCCGCTTGCCGCGAGCCCGCCGGGGCCGAGCCAGCGCGCGCCCACGGGCTGGCCGGACGCCGGAACAGCCGACAGGATGAAGCCGACGCTTGCGGCGATGCTTCCGGCCGCGTCCCCGAAATCGGTGCGGGCTGCGACGTAGAGCGCGGTCCCGGCGCCGGGGGCGTAGCGGCTTGCGCCGACGCTGTAGGCGCCGGTGGAATCGGGCACGACCTGCCGGCGCGCCAGCGCCCGCCGATAGCCGATCACCGCGCCGCCCGCGTCCTTGAAGACCGCCCAGGCCGGCCCCGTGCCGGCGCCCGCCAACATCAGCAGCGAGCGGGAAAGGTCGGCGTCGTCGACCCAGGACACGTCGAGATCGTCCCACGCGGCATCCACCTCCCATGTGAGCTCAGGCCCGCCCACGGGCTCGGTCCAGACGCCGAGGGCGGTGAGCTCCGCCTCGGTCACGTCGTGGTCGATCTCCACCCGCCGGCCGAAGCTCCAGCGCGCCGCGCCCGGCGCTACCACGGCGCCGCTCTGGTCGCCGAGCAGGGTCTCGCCCCATCGCGCGTCGGCGAGTTCCAGTTCGCGGGCGTCGTAGCCGCGAAAGCCCCGCCAGAAGTCCGAGCGCCTGGGGGCGGAGAGCTGCGCAAGTCCTTCGATCCGGATCAGGTCCGCCTCGGCCGGGATCGCCGCCAGCGCCAGCTGCCACATGTTCCACCAGCGCCGGCGGGTGGCCGCGTGCTCGATGGCGCCGGCCTGGCCGATCCAGGCGAGCGCTTGCGCGACGGCGCCGTGGGTGCCGCGGATGCGCTGCCAGCCCAGGCCCTCGTCGATCAGGTCGTAAAGGTTGGGCACATATGGCGAGAGCTCGCCGAGGCCATACTCGTAGACGAGGTAGGGCAGCAGCGAGGGCGGCGGGTTGTGATGCTTGAGGCCGTGCAGCGCGGCGATGGTGTCGCCGATCCGTGCGGTCGGGTCGGTGGCCGCTAGGAGCGTGCGCTCGAAGAGGCTCGCCGAGCTCGGCAGGAGGTCGCTCAATAGGACCTCCCGCGATTGGTGATGGTGACGGCGCCGAGCGTGAGCGCTTGGTAGGGCTCGGCCACCACCGCTGCCGTGGTCACGGCCACCTTGCGGATGCCGGACACCATGAGGCGCGCGCCTGCCCAACTCGGCTCGAAATCAAAGCCCATGCCCGTCTCGGCCGACCAAGCGGCGCGCAGCACATCGGGCAGGGTTTCTAGCACCGCGTCCGGCGTCGTCGGCAGGAGCCAGACATCGGCGGCCACATTCACGACCTGGAAGACCGCGGCGCCGACGAAGATGCTGTCGTTGACCAGCTGGACATCGGGCGCGTGCAGGGCGGCCGACACCTTGGCGATGAGCGCATCGTCGGCGACGCCGTCATTGTCGGTGGCATAGATCGCCACCCGGATGGTCGGGTCGCGGCCGAGCCGGTAGACCGCGGCGTCCGCCACCCGCACGTCGGCGGCGCGGGCGATGGCGCGGTAGCGCGCCTCCGGGCCGCCGGGGGACCGGCCCTGGATGGCGAGGAGGGTTCGGCTCTGGAGCGCGGCGTCGCCTTCCAGAGCCAGGCGAACGACATCGTAGAAGATGACCAGCTGATCCTGGTCGGAGCCGCGGGCGTAGAACAGCAGATTGGAGCGCAGGGCGTCGTTGATCCGCGCCCGCAACAGCAGCTCCCGGAAGGCAGCGGCCTCGAACTGCTTGCGTACCGGCTCGCTGCCGAGCGCCAGCACATCGATGGGCGGGAGGTCCGGGTCGGCCGCGCGTAGCGCCGCCCACCGGGCCTCGAAGTCGGCGACCATTTCCGCGACGATCGCCGCGTGGTCGAGCTCCTCGATCGCCTGCGCCGGCGGCAGGCCCGCGAGATCCGCCTGGGTGACGCCATCGGTCATGCGGTGCCTCGCGCCAGCGCGGTCACCGGGACGCGCATGTCGATGTCCTCGGCGACCGAATAGTCCCCAAGGTGACCGTAGGGGTAGAAGACGAGATAGAGGTCAAAGCCGATGATGCCGGCGCGCCCGTCGAGCTTCGCCAGCGCGACCTTGGCCACCCGCACCGCGGGCTCCTGGTCATGGATCGCCTCGACCATCTCGGCATAGGCCCTGAGCACGTTGACCTTGGTCATGTTCTCACCGCGCAAGGCGGCGAGGTCGGAGCCGTAGTCGAGGCGCATCACGCGGGTGCCGCGGCGGGTGGCGAGGATGTCGCGCACCGACTGCTCGGCATGGGCGCGGCCGCGCAGCAGCCGGCCCGTGGCCCTGTCCGTACCCGTCCTTTGTGTGCGCGCGGCCATGGCGGCCTCAGCCCTTGCGGCTGCCGCGGCTGCCGCCGCTTTCGGAGGCCGCCGGCGGCGCCTCGGCCGGCGCGGCCTTGGCGGCCTTGACCGGCTCCAGGCCACCCCATGGCGCCTCGGCCTTGTATTCGGCGGCGGTGAGCGCGACCGTGTCGCCGGCGCTGCGCATGCGGCCGGCGACGGGGCGGTCGGTGGTGACGCGATAGTTGGTCTTCACGTGCTGGCTCCTGGTTGGGGTGGGCCGGAGATGGCGAGCCCCGGCATGACGTTGATGTGCCGGTGGGTGTTGCCGATGTTGGCGCCCTTGTGCGTGAGGCTGCCGCCGTCGATCGCCACGTCGCCGTGGATCTCGATCTTGCCGCTGATCTTGATGTCGCCGCCGGCGAGCTCGATGCGGGCATCGCCGGTGGACATCACCACCTTGCCGTCCTCGATCGTGAGGCGGGTCTCGCCGCGCTCGATCACCACGTCCTCGTCACCTTCCGGCGCCGGGTGCGTGTCGGTGAACGGAGACCGCACCGCCCAGCTGCCGCTGCCCACGACGCCGGAAGGCGAGAGCACGGTCATGGCCTCGCCCTCGGTGGGCTTGACCTTGATCTTGAGGGCGCCGGACGAGGCCGGCTGCACGTGCACCCACGGCGAGAGGACCGGCTCGTCGCTCCCGGCCTGGCCGAGGTCCACGCGCACCTGCCAATCGCCGTCCTTCTTGCGGACCTCCTTCACCTTGCCGCGCAGGAGCTGGCGCGCGAGGCGCTGGTCCTGCTCGACGAGGCGACGCTCGATCAGGCCGAGCCGTTGCGCGAGGGCGCGAAGGGAGGGGCTCATACCGGCGCCTCCGAAAGGTCCGGCGGCCACACGGTGGTGACGCCGTCATCGACGCTTTCCACGCCCGTGTAGACCATGCGCGCCAGCGGGTCGGAGCCGAGGCCCAGCAGCGTCTGGCGCCACGTGACCGAGTAATAGGCGACGCCCTTGGCGAAGGCCTGCGCCGTGAAGATCGGCCGAGCCTCGATCTCCTCGGGCTCCGAGATTCTCGTGAGGCCCCACCGGGACGTGTCGAAGTCCGCGAGGATCTCCATGAGGCCGGCGGTGAGCGCATAGGCCACCGCCTCGCGCGTGACGGAGGTGGCGCCGAACGCCTTCTCCTCGGTCACCACATAGGCCGCGAGCTCGACCGGCAGGTCCACGCGGCCATTCACGGCCACCGGTGCGCGCCAGCGCGTGAGCGTGACGGCGATCATCGGCGGCTGGTAGGCCTCGCCCTCGATCACGTCGCTCATGTCGATCTTGCCGGCGAGGGTGCGCACGGTGATGTCCGGGAACAGCGGCTTCAAGGTCGCTTCAACGGCGAGCGGAAGCTCCAGGAGCCGGGTCGCGGCGAGGCGCTGCGCGAGTGTGGAGGGCGCGATCATTTCGCCCCCGGCAGCAGCTGGCGCAGCCAGTCGACCGTGACGCGCTGGATCTCCTTCTCGTCGTCGGCCGAGACACCCGCGAAGGGGCGCGCGGGGATCTTGACCTGCTTCGCGAACACCTTGCGGCCACCGACCCGAAAGGCCAGGCGCTCGGCACTCTTCGGCTTGATGACTGCGCCGTCCTGATGGATGTGGGCGAACTCCCAGGACGATCCCGCTTCCACCTGGTCGGCGCTGGCGATGAAGGCCAGGCTGTCCCGCAGATGCCGGCCGGTGGCGAGCAGCGTCGTTCCCGGCCCGTTGCTCGGAACCCACTTGGTGCCGTCCGGCGCGGTCTTGGTCTCCTCGATCCGCTCGCGCTGTGAGGATTCCAGGATCGCGCCGATATTGGTCATCAGCGGCTCGGTGCTGCCGCCCTGGAGCGCGGCCGCTACGGCCTCCAGCGATATGCCTTCGAGGGTGACGACGATGGAGACGCCCGCCATCACAGCCCCCGCAGGCGGTCGCGGGTGAACATGCGCTCGGCCGCTTCGACGATCACCTCGCCGGGGCCGATCGAGGCCGGTTCGCCGGGCTGTGCGCCGCCGCCACCGGGCGGATCGAGGGTCAGCGCGCCCTTGCCGGCGGCGATCGCCTCCAGACGCTTGAGCGCCATCTCATAGCGCTCCTTTATCCGCTCGTTGGAGCGCCCGAAGGAGAGCGCCACGCGGTAGAGCGCGATGTCGATCTGATAGATGGACAGAACCTTCCGGCTGTCCTCATCGAACGCTGCGAACTCGGCGGGCGTGTAGCGCGCCGAGAGGATGGCGCGGATCTCCAGCGCCCCGTCCACGAGCGCCGCCTCGATCCGCGCGTCGTCGCGCTGGCGCGTGGCCTCGTCGGCCGCGAGGATGGTGGCCTCGGCCGGATAGCGCGCGATGACGTCTGCGAGGGTGGCGTAGCTCATGGGGCGATCTCAGCGCGTGACGTGCTTCACGCTCCAGAACACCGCCTCTTCCATCTTGGTGGCGGCGAGGGAGAGCTCGCGGCTCGCGCCGATGCGCACCAGGAGGGCGAGGAACTCGGCGCCCTTGTCCTTGAGCTCCTGAACCTGCGCCTTCTCTTCGTCGGTGAGGCGCCGGTATTCGTGGCGCAGCACGTTGTTGGCCAGGCGGTCATCGGAGGTGGAGGGCATATGGCCGGACATGGGTCGATCCCTTCGGTGCGAGAGACGGACGGGCGGCGTGCCGCCCGTCCAGGGACACCCAAGGGTGCCGGAGCCGACGCCGGTGGCGGGGGACCTAGTCGGCGGGCCAGTCGCCGGCGACGGCGCCGGCGGCGCGCAGCTCGGCATGGAGCTTGCGCGTGAGCTTGATGGGGTGGCCGGGCTCGGTGCGCCGGCGGTCGAGCTCGATCGCGCCGAGCGCCTCGAATTCGTGCACCTCCTCGCCGGGCTGCTCCTTCTCAGGAGGCGGCGCGGAAGCGGGCGCCGCACCCGCTTCCGACTCCTTGCCGCTCGTCTGCGCCGAGGTCTCGGGCGGCGGAGGGTCGCCCTGCGGCCCGGACGTGTCGCCGGTGTCGAGGGCTGCGGCCACGACCGGGGGCTCCGGCGGCGGCTCGGCGGACTTCTCCGCCTCCTCGCCTGCGCCGGTCGGCGCCCCCTCGGGTATGGCGGTGTCCCCGGCGGCCTTCTCGGCGGGGGGCGGCGCGCTGCCGCCCCCCGCCTCCGACTGGTCGCTCTCGGGGGTATGGGTGGCCGGCGTGTCCGCCGGCGGCGCGGCCGCGTCCGGCTCCTTCTCGGGAGCGGTCTGCGGCTTCGGAGCGGCCGGCTTCTTGGCCGGCGCCTTCGCGGGGGTCTTCTTGGCGGCGGCCACGTCAGGCCACCGCATTCTGGATCAGGTACCCGACGTCCTTGGCGACGACGAGTTCCTTGACCCGCTCGCCAGCGCGGATCTTGGTGCCGCCCTTGAGGCCCATGTCGGGGTCCTCGATCCGGCCGGCAATGCGATCGCCGAACTGGGCCGTCATGCCCCAGGTGATGCCCTGGTCGGTGGTGACGCTCGGATTGATGTGGAGCAGCGAAATGTGCTTGCCCCAGGTGCGGCCGAGGTTCGCGGCCTGCCCCTTCTTGGCCAGGTTCACGAAGGACTCGCCGACCAGGAGCCGCGGGATCTCGAACAGCTCGCAGAACTGCTGGCGGGTGATGATGCCTTCTTCCGTCAGATTGCCGCGGATCGCGTTGACCAGCTTGGGGTGGCGCCGGACCTTGGACCACACAGCCTGGCCCATGACGCACACGTTGGGGCGGAAGATCAGCGTGCCGTCGATGGCCCCTTGGATGACGCCGATCGGGTCCGAGTTGTCGTAGTCGGACAGCTGAGACGTGCCGGCGAGCGTCACCTTGCGGGCCGCGGCATAGTTGGCCGCATCCTGAACGACGGCAGCGACGCGCACCTCGCGCGCCAGCAGCACCAGGTCCATCACGCCGGCAGTGGCGCGCGCTTCGGGATCGTAGTTGGACGTTCCGGCCTTGCGGGCAGCCGCGGCGGCGTCGATGTCGGTCTGCGGGACCGGCGCGTCGAGACCGTGGTCCTCGACCTCGGACGTGCGCTCCTCGCCGGTGAACTCCACCTGGCCGACGCGGCCCTTGCGGCCGACGCGCGTGTCCGGGACCGTGAAATTCTCCGCCAGCGGATATTCGGTCCACCCGAACCGCTCCTGGGCCACCTCCTGGCGCGGGAGCACGTCATCGGCGATCAGGGTCTGCGCGTCGTTGCGGTACGCAATGGCGATCGCGGACAGGACCGGATCGACGACGAAGGGGCGACGGGGAGCCATGGTGACCTCTCAAGGTGTGCCGCGAGCCGCGGCGCGTTTGGGCTGCGGCGATCAGGCGGAGTAGAAGCCGGGCGCGATGAGCACCGCGCCGATGTCGTCGGCGGCGCCCGCCACCATGGCGAAGCCGATGATGCGGACGCCGTTGCCGGCGGTGGCCTGGATGGCGCGGCCATTGGCGTCGGCGGTGAGCGGCTTGCCGGCGGCGACATTGCCGCCATAGCGCACCTCGGCCCAGCCGCCCTGGATCACGTCCAGCATCTTGCCGGCGTCCGCGCCCATGCTGTCCGACACGCCGACGATGTCGTCGGTGGCGGCCGCGCTGGCCTGGGCGCCGGAGACGCCCAGCTTGACGAGGAGATAGGGGCCGGTCGCCGCAGCCGCGGGCAGGCTCTTGATGAAGATCGGGGTCACTTGGCGCCTCCCTGGACGGCAATGACGGCGTCGGCCACGCTCATGTGCGTGCCGGCATCCGCCATCTTCTTGCGATAGGCGGTGGCCTGGGCGGCCAGCGTGGCGGGGTTGACCGTGCCGCCGTCGCCCGGATCGGGGTGCGGGCGCTCGTCGAGATCGCTGGCGTGAAGCGCGGCGGGCGTGGCGGCGAGTAGGGCCTCGACCTGGGCGAGGCCGGCGTCGGTGGCGCAGAGCGCCTCGTACTGCTCCTTTTGCGCGGGCACGATTTTCTTCGCCTTCAGCGCGTCGCCGATGAGGGTCGCGACCTTGCCGTCGCGCGTCGCCTTGCGAATGCCGTCGAGCTCGGTGGTGGCGGCCGAGAGACGGGCGAGCGTCTCGTCATGCACGGCCTTGTCCACCTTGCCGGTGTTGAGGTTGGCGATGGCGCTGAGGCACGCGGCCTCGTCGGCGGTCTCGGCGAGGCCGAGCGCCTTGGCGATCTGCTTGAGCACGGGGGCGGTCTCCTGGTGGTGAGAGGCGTCGGCCACTGCGGGCATGGCGAGCGCCGGAGCGGTCACGAGAGCGACCGAGTGCAGCCAGGTGGCCGCGCCGGCCTCGGTGTGGTGGAAGGTGGGCGAGATGTAGCGATGGCTGCGCGCGGCCAGTGCCGCGCGACCCTCCGGCAGCCACTCGATCTGGGTCGCGTAGATGCCGTCCGGGCGGGCGGCGAGACCCTTGATCCAGCCGACTGCGTTGGCCCGCTCGCCGAACAGCACCCGGCGCGAGGTCGCGTGGTCGAGGTCGATGGGCAGGTCGATGCCGTCAGACGCAAAGCGCGCCACCAGCGCCGCCGCGTCGAACGAGTAGACGCGCCCGTCGCGGGTGGTGACCGCACCGGCCGGCGTGATCTTGATCTCGGCCGGCGGCTCTGCGCCGGCGGCAAGCTCGGCCACCTCGGCGGCGATGACGCCGGTGGCATAGGGCGAAGCGGGGGTTGCGGAGGGACGCGGCATGAGGGCACGCTACCGACGCGCCCCAGATCGTCGCCCTGGTGACACTGTCACCGGCCGGAGCAGCGGGCCGCCGAAACGCGCCACGGCGCCTCCCGCGTGATCCTTGTCCGTGCCATCCGAAAATTAAAGGGCCATTTAACGCCGTGGGCGGCCGATCAGGGTCCGGCCGCGGCCACCGTCGCCCGGAAGGCACCCGAGGCGCCTCCAGCGGCCTCTAACGCGATTTGGAATATGGGCGCCGCCGACCCGAGAGGATCAGGCGGATGCCTCGCCTGCGCCCGCGGGGCCAAGCGGCCGATTGCCCTTGGCCGACGGCGGGAGTATTCTGCGCTCTGCGGCGGAGAACCATTGCCCTCGGGCACCGTTCCTTCCGGCAAGTCCGGTGAGAGGGGTCACGGCCTCTCCTCCGCCGCGTCTTCATCCTCGATTGCGTCTGCCGTCCCGGCCCGCACCAACAGGCCGCGGGCGCGCTCATTCTGAATGTATCCGTCCTTGGCGGGCATCAGAGTGCGGACGCGCCAGCCTGCTCGCGCATCACGGCTCAGGATGAGATACCACCATTTCGGCTTGCGCTCCCTCGATCGCGGCACCAGCACCTGCAATGCGTCGTCACTCGCGCGCCGGCGGATTTCGCCGATGTCGACCATCCTTTGCACCCATGACCAGACCGACGCCGGCAGAGGGTGGGTTCTGTTGTGCGCGACGGCAAAGTCCGTCACCGTGACGAGGGGCGAGGAGGCAGTGGCCTGGGCGACCTCGGCCGGTATCACGGCCAGCGGCATCGGCGCATCGTCCCAATGCGTGCGGCGCACGTCGAGCGAGCCCCGCTCGACTTCTGGCACCTTGCTCCACGCAACCTCCCGCCGGTGCGCTCGCTCGACAAAGCTCTCGAAGCCCGGCGAATTCACCGCGCGTTCCGTCATCGCCCGCTGCACGGCAGGCGGTTGCTCCACCAGGCGGTCGACGAGCTGCTGCCCCACCGTCTTCGCCCGGCCGATGCCGGGGTTCGTATGCCAGCCGGGATCGATGCCGGCCGGGACCATGGTGGTCTCGCCCGTGCGGCGGTTGAGGTACGGCTTGGCATTCTCGGGCGGGGCGGCATCGGTGTAGAACACCCCGTCCGCGCCCTTCTTGGCCTCCAGATAGCGATCCCGCTGCGAGGCCGAGATCTGCCGCACCGCGCACTTGCAGCCCCACCCGTTCGGGGGCCACAGCCATTTCCAGGTCGGATCGTCCACGTGCAGGATAGTGCCGGCCCATCGCAAGTGCTCCTGCCTCGGGTCAGCTGCGACCGTGCGGACGTACAGGATGTAGGGCAGCGCCGACTTGGTGCGTTGCGCGCGGTCCCACTGGCCCGCCGAGCGGGCCGCCCGCATGTTGGACCAGAACGTCGTCTGGAGCCGGCGCGGCGAGGAGAAGTCCACCCGCTTCGCCCTGCCGGTGACGGGGTCCACCACGTCGCGGGCACCCCACCAGCCGTGCGGGGTGAGGCGGCGCATCATCTCCTCGCGGAACGCCTCGAAGCCCTGGCCGTCCGCGATGGCCTTGTCGATGCCGGCGCGGAACTCCGCCAGCACCCGCGCCTCGGTGACGCCGGCGACGGTGAAGGCGTGGGCGTGCTCCTCACCCCAAACGTCGAGCCAGGAAAAGTTCGGCGCCATGTCCTTGCGCCGGAAATAGTCCAGCACCTCGGGCGGGGCATCCATGCCGCGCTTCACGGTGCCGGCGAGCGCCGCCAGCAGCAGGCCGAGGAAGGCGCGCCGGCGCATGCCTAGTCGGCCACGTCGCCGAGGCCGCGGGCGATGGCGGCAAGGCGCGCCAGACGCTCGGCCAGGCGGTTGCCGCCGCCCTTGCGGGCCACCTCCGGCAGGGCGGCAATGAGATCGTCGAAGGACGTGGCGGCCGCCAGCGCCGCCCGCAGCGGCTCCAGGACCGGGTCCGCCAGATCTTCCCAATCCGCGAGCCCCTCGGCGAGCAGCGCCTCGAGCTCGGCGTCCACGTCGATGCCGTCGCCATCGGCCGCCAGCGCCGCGAAGGCACGGCACCCGCCGCAGGCGCATCCGCGCGGGTGGGCGAAGCCGCCGCCGGCAGCGAGGCCGGCGGGCTTCTTCGCGCCCTTTTCAAGGGGCTTTGAAGGGGGCTTTTGCGCGGCGTCCTGCTCTGCCGGCTCGGCCGCGCGCACGGCGAGGACGTCCTCGTCTGGCGCCGGCTCCGAGATGCCGATGCGCTCACGCATGTCGCGCTGCCCCACCTTGAGGCCGAGCGGCACCAGGCGCGCCACCGCCTCCGTCAATTCCTTGATGTCCTCCGGCTCGGCGACGGGCAGCTCGGCCACGGGAAACGCGTCCTGCGGCCCGAAGTTGAAGAGCACGAACGGCTCGATGAGGTCGCGATTGATGGTGTTGGCGAGCTGGCGGCAGTCGGCCTTCAGGATGTCGAGCCTGACTTCGTTGTGGACCTTCGCCTGAGCCTCGGACGATCCGTCGTCGGACGTCATGGTCTGCCCCACCACCAGCTTGGAAATCTGGCGGTCGAGATAGGCCGTGAGCGAGCCGAACACGCTCTCCCCCTGCGAGCCTTTCACCTCGTGGAAGTCGATCGTCATGCCCTGCGGAATGATCGCCGCGGCGTCGGAGGCGATGCCGGCCACGGCGCGCAGGAGGGTGCGCTTGTCCTTCTCGCTGGCGCCGGGATGGTAGGAGCCGACGCGCAGCGGGATGCCGTAGATCTCGGCGAATGCCGCCCAATCCTTGAGGGCGAAGCTCTGGAAAAGGAACGCCCAGGTGGCGGCCCGCGCGAAGCCGCGACGGATGGGAATGCCCATCTTGGACCGCGGCAAGTGGCGCATGAACGCCCAGGCGGGCAACGGTTCGCCATCCATGTTGGTGTCGCTGGCGAGGCGCAGCTCGGTCATGGACAGCCGGTCGAACCGGAAATAGCGCGGGTCGCGCCATGTGTACTTGACCGGCCGCAGCGCGCCGCGCTCGTACTCCCACGCCATCTCGACGATGGACAGGCCCTTGGCGATGCCGTCCGTGAGCGCGCCGGCCGCCTCCAGCAGGTCGGGCGATTCGAGCAGGCTCCGGACGGCGTCGGCCACCTTGGTCGGGACGCCCTTGGGCACTTGGAGCGAGAGCTCCACCGTCTCGATGGCGAGGCGCCGCGTCTGCACCTGGCTGGCATAGTGCAGATACCGCTCCTCCATCTCCTCGGCGAGAGTGAGGTAGTCGCGGATCTCGCCGGTCTCCGCCCGGCGGAGCACCGCGGCCAGGCGCTCGGGCGTGAGGCCGGAGGCGACCCGGTCGGCCAGCGTGCCGCGCACGCCGGCGAGGGTCGGGGTGGCGATCTCGACTCCGAGCTGCGGCCGCTCCATCGGGCGGCCGTAGCGATCGAGGATGGCGGATGTCACCATAGCGCGCGGCCTCCTGTCGGCTCGTCGAAGATCGAGCCCTCTTCATCGTCGGCGCCGATCGCGGAGACGGGGGTGTACTCGTAGGCGAGCGGAGTAAGGGTTGAGGCGTGCCACATAAGCACGCCGGCGATGGCGGAATCGCCGTGCCGGTCGAGGCCATCGGAGCCCTTGAACCGGTGATCGTCCGGAACCTTGATGACGCCGCCCACATAGGCCAGCGCCTGGTGGTCCTGGAGCACGTCCTCGTGGCGCGGGAGCACCACGGTACGATCTGCGAACGCCTCGACATAGGCGGTCGAGTTGATGCGGTACCAGGCCTGGTTCGCCTTGACCTCGACGATCCTCAGCTCGCCATAGCGCTGCGCCGCCTTTTCCGCGAGATAGGCGCCATTGCCGTTGGCGTCGAGCGCGCCGCCGGAAAAGCGCGGCAGACCGTCGACGACGTAGAACAAGATTTCTCGCTGCTGGTCGAACGGGATGTTGCGGAGCTCGACCATGAACACCACGCGGCGGACGAGCGTGCGCTCCAGCACGGCCGGCAGGATGACGGTGGCATCACCCGAGCGGGCGAAATCCTCGCCGAAATAATGCGGCCGATGCGGGTCGAGCTGCGCCAGCAGGGGAGCGATCTCGCGCTCGCAGAACTCCAGCGCCGCCGCCTTCCGCACGTGCTCCGGAAGGTTCTTGAAGTCGTCATTCTGCGACCACCGAACGATCGGGATGTCGCCTTCCATGCAGGCTTCGATCTGCACCCGCGTCAGCGCGGCCCCTTCGGCCTCAGCCGGAATGGCGTCGAGCTCCTGACGCATGATGGCGAGCCGGGGTCCGTAGGACGCGCGGATGCGATGTTCCCAGGCGGCCTCATCTTCTGCCGACCAGGTCCTGCCCTTGACCAGGCACACCCGCTTGTAGAGGCCGTTCGTCACCGCCTTTTCAAAGGGGATGAAATGCAAGGAGAAGGGGGTCCGACCCGCTTTCGCTTCGCGGATCAGCTCGTTGAACGGGTTGAGGATGCCGTTGTGGGTGCTGATGACGCGGATCTTGCCACCCCAAATGAGGAGCGCGTTGACGCTGTCGAGCACCGAGCGCACGTCACGATGAAACGCCGCCTCGTCGATGCACACAGTGCCCTGCAAGCCGCGGATATTCTCGGGCCGGGACGACAGGGCCTCCACGCGGCAGCCACTCCGAAACCGGACGCGGAACGCCGGGATCTGCCCGATCTCGCCGTCCGGCTTCTGATCCTCGAACAGGAACTCCTCGACCTTGGCGAGCTCACCGGCGACGATCCGGGCGAAGTGGGCCACATAGCCAATAAATTCGCGGCCCTTGTCCTTCGTGTCGCCGATGTAGAAGCAGTTCTGTCCGCCCTCCGATTTCTTGGCGGCTGCGATCAGGGTGTGATCTAACGCCTCGGCAAAGGTCACGCCCGTCCGGCGGCCCTTTTCCGCAAGCTTGAGGTCCGATTCGTCTTCGAGCCATTCGGCCTGGTGGCGCATGAGCACGCCATCGGCGAGCGGGTCGAGATTCTCCGGGATCTCGGCGCCACGCGGGAGCTCCTCCGGCAGCGCGACCTGCATGCGCGGCAACACATGGCCGCCGCCTGTCGTCACGACTGATCCTGCGGCTTGGCGCGCACGCCCAGGAAGTCACGGCGCAGCTGGCCGATGATCTCGGCGGAAAGCCCACCCTCTTCCGCAACACGATCAATGACCGCCTTGGTCTTCGCGTCGTACTCCTCCTGCAGCTTCCTGCGGCGATCGGAGGATACTTTCATGCCTTGCACGATTGACTGATAGGCGCGAGAGAGTTCCATGGCCTCCTTTGCCGAAGCGCCGCCGGTTTCCGCGATTTCCAGGACCAGCGTCTTGAGGAATTCGCCCAGCACAACGGCGCTTTCATCCGCGAACTGGTGGTCGAACTGCGAGGCAATGCCCTCGTAGAGCGCGCGCGCCTCCGCCATCTTGCGCGTGACGGAAGCGCGCCGCATGGAAAGGCGGTTGAGGGAGGATCGCGAGGCCTGCGGGATATCGCTCGTGATGCCCTCGGCCCAGGCGGCAACCCGCAGGCGCTCGTTCACGCCGTCGAGAATCTCCAGCTGGGTCAAGCTGTGTTCGGCGAGCGCGGCGAGCGCCCACAGCCGCGCCTCGTCGGCCCACTCGGGCAGCGTGTCCCAGAATGAGAGGCGCCCGCGCCCCGTCATCTAAGCCTCCGGCCGCGAGGGACGCTTCACCCCGTCGAGGGCGATCTCCCGGTCGAGGTGGCGCCGGCCGCGGTCGGTGAGGGTCGCGATCTTGACGCTCTCGGCCTTGACCAGCGTAACGGCGCCGAGCTCGGCGAGGAAATCGAGCTCGGCGTGCAGCCAGGGTCGGTCGCGGGTGATCATCCACCGCTCGCGCAATTCGCGCAGGAGGATGTTGCTGTTGAGCGTCTCGTTGGCTTCCTCCGCCAGCGTCCGGAGGATGATGAGGCGGGCTTCTTCCCGCAGCCACGTCTCTCGGCTCATCTGCCTGCCTCATCGAACATGCGCTCGTGCACGCGTTGCGCCATGGCGGCGATGGGCTTCACGCGCTCGTCGAGCGTCTCCATTCGGCCGTCGAGTCGGGTGATCGCCAGCTCCAGGCGATGAGAGGATTCACGGTCCGGCATGTGTTCGAGCCGGCTTTCCGCGCGGGAGACACGGTCCTCGACCTTGTCGACGCGTTCTTCCAGGGCTCCCATCCGGCCAACCGAGGACTTGTCAGCGACCTTCCCCTCGACCTCCCTGAACTTCGCGTCCGTCTTCTTTTCCAGGTCGGAGACCTTTTCGGCGGCGGCCTTGCTGCGCAGGCTCACCGCCTGGTAGATCGTCGTGCTGACGGCCACTGCCAGCGCCACCCATTGAGCAATATTGCCGGGCTCCATCACCGCCACCTCGCGTCGCGCTCGTCGATCCAGGCGAGCAGCCGGCGGCCGCACCGCTGCCATGCCACGCCCTTGCGGCGGTCGCCCTTCCACAGGCGCTCCACCTCGCCGGCGTTGAGATCGCGGTCGGGGATGTCGACGCCCTCCGCCTCGAAGCAGGCGCGCAAGTCGGCGGGCACCTTGGGCAGGCCCGTATTGGGCTGCGGAACGGGACGATCAGCGGACAGCCCGCACCCGGCGAGCCCCGTCGCGATCAATGCCGCAGCCAGCAATCTGAGGTGTCTCATCGACGCGCGTCCTGTTGAGCTCGTCGGCGGCCCGATCGACGATCAGCCGGGCGCCATGGGATTCGCCGAGGCTCTGGAGCGCCTCGATCCGCTGAGTGAGGATGGTGTTGGCGGTGCGCAGCGCCTGCGCCTCGCAGGAGCCGGACGCCTTGAGGTAGCCGCGCGTGTAGGCCGTGCCGTAGAGGGCGACCAAGACGAGGCCCAGGCCGACCCATCGGCCGAGCGGGCCGAGGAAGAAACCCAGGATGGCGGAACCCGTCGCGATCATGCCGGCCTCACATGTGCCGGCCGGAAATCTGGTCGGCCAATCGGCGCTGGATGATCTCGCCGAAGTAGTGCCACACGAGGTAGGCGCCCACGAGCGCCGCGATCCACCAGGCACTGGCGATCCAGCCGGCAAGGTCGCGCGCGCCCTCGACCACGGGGCGGATGGCGCCGGCCTCGTTGAGCACCGACTGCGCGCCATCCACCAGGCCGACCTGCTGCGCGCCGCCGCCGATCCCGAGAAGCGCGAACAGCCAGGACAGGCCACGCCCCGTCTGCGCCGCCTTGATGGTGGTGGAGCCGCGCTCGCGCAGGTCCTCGACGGTGGTGGCCGCGCGCTCCGGAGAGACCGGCCGGGGCGCAAGGTCGGGATCGGAGAGGCGCGAGCGCGTCGCCTCGTCCAGCTTGCCCGTCACGGCGATGCCCTGCCAGGCCTGGAAGGCGGCGACGCCGCCCGTGGTGCGGCTGCCCCAAATGCCATCGACGGCGCCGACCTCGGTGATGGCGAGGTCGCGCAGGCGCTGCTGGAGCCCGCGCACCTCCCAATCGGCGATGCCGTTGGCAGGCTTCTGCGGCGCCGGCTTGGCGGGCGGCTTGGCGGGCGGCGGCGCGCCGGGCGGCGCCTTGACCGGCTCGGGCGCTCTGGCCTCGGGCGCGGACGCGCCGTCGCCAAACACGGCGCGGCGCAGGCGCTCCAGCGGGAACAGCGGATTGGTGTCGATCTTCCGGCCGGGGCTGATTTCCCAATGGGTGGCCACCCACCCGATGGCGGGATAAGCCGCGCGCAGGGCCTGGCAGAGCTCCGTGACCGCTTGCACCTGCTCGGCACTGTAGGCCAGCCAGTAGCCGGAGCCGTGCGCCTTGGTGCTGGCGGGCTGCACGTCCATGTGGCCGGGCACCTTAACCTTCAGGTCGTTGACATAGTCGTCGCCGGCCTTGTCCAGCTTGCCGGGATTGACGATCTCGATGCCCACCGCGAAGCCGTTCACGTTCGAGCGGCCGAGCCAGGTGGACTTGCCGGCATGCCAGGTCTGCACGTTGCAGGGCGCGAGCTGGGTGATGGAGCCGTCGCGCTTCACCACGAAATGGGCGGACGCCTTGGCGGCCGGATTGCAGAGCCAGGAGATGGCGTCGTCGCCGTGGAGATGGCCGGCGGTGTCGTGGACGATGATGCCCTGCGGCGCGAGCGCGCGGCTGGTGTTGGGCGTGCGCTCGAAGGCGACGGGTGCGCCGTCGCGCTGGGCGCGGTGGTCGACGATCTTGAGCATGGCGGCCCCCACGATGGCCGCGCGGTGCGGCGGACTGCGGCAGATGGGGGACCTTCGCGCGGCGGCTGTTCCTGGGGGCCGGTGACGTTGTCACCGGCAAGGCGTCCGCGCCCGGCGCAGAATATCAGAACAGGTCGCCCTGTCGCGGGTCTTTGCGCGGGGCCTTGATGCGCTGGCGCATGCGGTAGGCGGCGCGACGGGTGAGGCCGGAGCGGCGTGCCGCCTCGTCGGCGCTTTCGCCCTCGGCGAGCGCCTGGGCCATGATGCGGCGGGCACGCTGGATGGTCGGCGCGATCTCACCGATGACGCCGGTGGGGCCGCGCGGCAGGTCGATCTCCGCCCCGCGCATGCGCTCGCCGGGCGTGCCCTGCCGGTAGTGCGCGCACAGGCGATCCGCCGCCTCGCGGCCGATGAGCTCCACCAGCCAATGCCCGTCCGGCGCCTTCGCCGGGACGGTAATGCGCCCGCCGCCCTTGGCGCGGAACAGCGTCAGCGCCGCGGTGGCGCCGATCACCTCGGCGATTTCGTCGAAGAGGGAGGCGGAGTTCACCGGGCGGCTCCGCTACGCATTGTCCGGAGCGGCGAGACGGCGCCATGCGTCGTAGAGTGCATCCGCCTTCCGGCGGGCAGCCTCGGCGCGGCGCCCGGCGCGATCGCGCGCCTCCTGGGCGTCCACGCGCGCCTTCGACCGGCGCAGGTGCTCCCGGTCACTGAGGCCGATCTTCACCGCCTGCGACGCATCGAGCCAGCGATCCCACGCCGCCTGCGATTCCGTTTCGAGCTCGCGAGCGCGGACGCTGGCGGTTTCGTACTTGAGCCAGATGAGCTCGCGCGGATGGAAGAGTTGCCTCCAGGGTTGGCGCCCCTGGAGGGTCTTCACCAGCTTGAGCAGTTCCTCGCGCGTGAGGTCTTCAAGGCCGATTTGAAGGGGGGCTTTAACGGGCATTTCAAGCCCCCTTCAAAAGGCGCCGCAGCCGGTCGCCGCGCTCGCGGATCTCGAAGTCGAGTCGGCTCTCCGTCCGGAACGCCTCGGCCGGCATGCGCACGAGCTCGGCCGGGCCGCCAGCCGCTTCCAGGCGCCGGCTTTGCGCGTGGTAGACTGCGGCCTTGCTGGCCCAGGCGCTGGCCCTGCGGTCGGTGGGCCAGTCCACGCCCGCCTCCCGCGCGAGCCAGGCTTTCAGCGCCTCGATCACCTTGCGCCCATCGGCGGCGTCGCGCAGGAAGCGCGTGTGGGAGAGGCCCGTCTGCCGCTCCAGGAAGGCGAGGAGCGCGGCGTCGGATCGGTCCTGCACCACGCCGAGGTTCCATCCGGAGATCCATAGCGCGCGCAGCTTGGGCGCATAGTCGCCATCGAGAACGCGGGCGCCCTTGGCGGCCGGCGCCGCCGCGCCGCCTTGAAGCTCCTTCAGGCGCTCGATGACACGTCCTGCCTCGGTGACCGTAAGGTCGCGCGCGGAACGCTTGCCGCCGGCGGCGGAGGCGATCACGTCGCGCCGGCTCTCCTGGTCGAGGCCGATGCGCTTGGCGATGGTGTGGATGGCGCCGATCTGCAAGGCGGTGGCGGCCGACATCACTCCCTCCTCAAGATTTGGTCCCGGCTCAATTCGAGCTCGGTGGCCAGCAGCCTGGCCGTCACCTCGGCCAGGCGCATTTCGAGGCGCACGCGGCGCCGGGCGTAAGGTGGGCAGCGCCGCAGCGCCGCCGCGAGCCGCGCCCGCTCTCCCCGCAATGCGTCGGCGTCCTGGAGCTCCTCCCACATGAGGAGGGGCACCGTGCGGATCGCCATGCGGGAGGAGCGGGCGCGGGCCACGGCGCGTCACCCCTTGGCCCAAGCGGGCGGCGGGGTTTGCCAGGAGTGCCTTTCCATCTCCCTGCCGCGTTCGCTGCTGCGGCGAAAGGTGAGGCTCCAGCGCCAGACGCGCAGCCCCATCCGGACGCTCATGACCTTCGGCATGGGCCAGCCCTTTGCCTCCATCTCCGCGCAGCACTCGGCGATCAGCGACACCTTCATCGCCTCGGCGATGGGCACCGTCTTCGTGAGTGCGCGCTTGCGCTTCGGGCGTCTGATCCGGGTCATGTCAGGTCCCAAAATTCAGGGCTGGAAGAGTCCCGGCTGTCCGGTACCCCCCCCCCCGTTGAAGGGGCGGGCTCGGTCGGCGGGCGGTGCGGCTTGGGGTTCCACGTGTCGGCGCCGGGCCACGGCTCGATGCCGAACAGCTCGGCCGCGAAGGCGTGCGGGCGGAGCTCGCGCAGCATGGCGCGTGCCTCCGGCGGCTTCTGGCTGTGCAAGCGGCGCGGGCTCTCGATGAGGTTCCGGACGCGCCGGCTGGCGACCGCCGGGTTGCCGATCGTGCCGATCAGGAACGGCTCGGTGGTGGAGCGCAGGATGTAGCCGGTGCCGAAAGCGCGCTTGCCGTGGCGCGTCGTCTTGGTCCAGGAGCCGCCGGTCTTGTAGCGGAAGCCCCACGCGCGCATCACGTCGAGGGCGGCCGGGAGCTTGGGCCAGATCGCCCACATCCACAGCAGGCAATCGCCGGAGGCCAGGTGGCTCACGGGCAGCGCCGCGATCTCCGCGTCGCTCATGGTCTCGTAATGCGCCTCCGGCGACTTGCCGTAGCCGCCGGCGCCGTACATCTCATAGGACCAGGGCGGGTCCGCGAGCAGCACGCCATAGGAGAGCGGGCGCAGGGCGCCGAAGGGCCATTCGCTCACAGCTCGGCCTCCGCGTCGGCCGGTGCCGCGTCCAGCTTGAGGATGGCCGCCGCGAGATCCTCAAGCGCGTCGTAGAGGGTGCAGACGTCGTCCTCGCGCGTGATGGCGCCGAGCACACTCAGGAGCACGTCTTCCGACCGGTCGCCGAGGCCATAGGAGATGGTCGCCGGGGGACCGCCACGCCGCCGCGGGACACACGTAACCGCCAGCACGCGGGGATCGAGCTTGGAGCGGTAGAGCCAGATGGCCTCGTCGCGGGTATCGGCATGCATCACGCCCGCCCAGCCGCCGGATTTCAGGGCCGCGGAGAGCTCGGCGACTTTGGCGGGATCGGGTGTCATGCCCGTTCTCCCGCGCAGCTGCGCAGCCGCGCCCGCTCCGCCCAAACGAGGCGGATGGCCTCGCGCGCACCGACCTTCCGGCGCAGGATGCGATAGGTCTCCTCCCAGCCGGGCGGCACCTCGAAGCCCCGGCGGCCGGCCCACTGACGCTTGCGGACCGCGGGATCGGCGTTGATCTCCGTCGCATGGGCCGCGGCCGCCTGCTTCAGCCCCGCCTCTTCGGCCATGCGCCGGCGCATCTGCTCGGCCCTCGCCGCGCGATACTCCGGGCGCTGCCGCGCCTGTCGCTGGGCGGCATTGCGGGCGGCCCTCAGCTGCGGGTCGCCTTCGATCTTGGCGTTCACGCGCCGCATGATCTCGGCACGGCCCGCTCGGGCCTCGGGCGTGCGCTGCGCGGCGGCCTTGCGGGCCGCGAAGGTGGGATCGTCGTTGAGGCGCCGCATGCGCTCTGAGGCGGCGGCGCGGGCTTCTGCGGACCAGCCGCGGCGGGTGCGCGCCATGGTCACGCCCCGTCGTGCTCGATGAACTGGAGCTCCGGCCCGGCGCCCTCGGCTCCGGCGAGGAACATCCACGGGTGCGCGTTGACCGCCTCGACGACGATCTCCGGCGTGATATTGAAGACGTTGGCGGCTTCGGCCACAGTCACGTCGCGCTGCTGCATCCAGACCCAGCAGGACAGGGCCCCGACGAACTGGGTGCCTATGAGGCCGACCTCGCCGAGACCCGCGAATATATCGGCGGTGAAAGGCTTGGCTGTGATCACTGTCTCGCCTCCTGTGCAAGGTCGCGCATGACCAGGCGTCGGAAGGCGATCAGCGCCTCCATGGCCTGATCGTTGGTCTCGGCCTCGGGGATGCCGGGCACGAGCATGGTCTCGCCGTCAGCGGCTCGCCGCGCGAGCACCTCGACCACCTCATAGAGGCGCTCGTGGCTGGGATCGTCGGCAATGTGGAGCACGCCCGCCGGCATGCGGTGGCCGAAGCCGATGACGCCGGCGCCGTTGGTGAAGGCGTAGTGCGTCATGACCGCACCGCCTCGACGGCGCGGCGCCGTTCCAACGCCGCTTGGTCGGCGGTCAGCGAGAGGCTGGCGACGAAGTCGATGCTCACCAGGATGTCGCCAAGGGTCTGGTTGATTTTGTGCCGATCGCGATGGAGGCGCGCGAAGTGGAGCGCGGCCTTGGCTTCAGCCTCGGTCTGGTAGACCAGGGCGGCATCGATCCACCGCCCCTTGCCGGATGTCTCCGGCGCACCCTTGTTGCCGAGGATCTGCACCCGGCGCTGCACGCGCCCGTCCTTCTCGCGCGCGGCCCGCAGGTCGCGGGCCTCGCGGGTGCCGATGGAGTGGACGATCCAGACGGTTGGGAGCTGGGTCATGCCGCCCTCACGCCGCCGCGAGATCGATGGTGATCGGCTCCCATCGGCCGCGCGGATCGGCGCGGCGATAGAATCGGACATACTCCCGGCTGCCGATGACGTGGATCGCGTCGCTCAAGGCGGCCATCGCCTGGGGCCAGGGCTCACGCTCGATGACGAGGCGCCGGAGCTGGAACAGCGCCGCCCGGTTGATCCGCCCTTCTTTGTCCACCTGGAAGGCGTGTTGAACCAAGGCGCACAGCTCGGGCTCGGCGCCGTCCGACCATTGCGAGATGCATTCGTCGACGAGCTCTTTCGCGACCTGGAGTTCCGGCCCGAACGAGAGCTGGTCCTGCACCTGCACGACGACGCGCAGGCAGCCGTCATAGCTCGTGAGCGTGGTGTTGCCCTTTGCGCCGCCGCGCTTGCCGCCATACTTCTCCGCGAGGAGCTCGACGAAAGACGCCACGTCGTCGAAGGTGTGCCCCCGGAACCGCGAGATGCGGGCGCTCAAGTCTTCGGCGTAGTCGATGATTTTGCGGACCGTGTCGTCTTCGAGCTTGTGCTCCGCCTTAACGAGCTCCTCGGGCACCAGGCGCCCGCCGGCGTCGCGCATGTAGCGCTTGCCGTTGATCTCCTCGACGCCGGCCAGCGTCGTAGCGTTAACTTGCATGGGCCTGCTCCTCTTTGATGGTCAGGAAGCCGAGCGCGGCGAGCGTCTCGACGAGGTCGTCATGTTGGGAGGGCTCGCCCGCCTCGTCGGCCGCCAGATGATCGGCGGCGAGCTCGCAGGCGCGGGTGAGTTGGACGATGCGCAGCGCCATGGCGACGATGTCGCGGGTGGAGGCGGTCACCGCCGCGCGCTCAGCCTGGGCGGCGGCGAGAATGCGCTCGGCCGTTCCCTGGGCATCCGGCCGCGTGACCAGGCGCAGGGATGCGCCCTTGGCGCTCAGGACGCGGATGGTGGAGATCGCGTGTTCGAGGCGCTCGCGCAGCTCGGCCTTGTTGGCCACGAGCTCATCCATCCGGCGGATGCCGTGCTGGATCGTGGTCGGGTCGCGCCCGCCCATCTCGACGCCGATCGCGGCGAGCGACAGGGTGGTGAGCTTGCTGGCAAGCCAGTAGCCCACGAACCGCGCGACGCTGAGTTCCGCCTCGCGCCGCGCCGACTGCAGGCGCGCGACCGACATTCCGGTCATGGCCCCCACCACCTCCAGGATGAGGTGGATCGGCGGCTCGGGTGCGTCCGTGATGGAGGTCATGCGACGTCTCCATCGTCATAGCCGCGCCGGATCGGCACGATGGGGAACAGAACGACGTTGGTGTCGGGCACCGGCGCCGCCGCCTTGGCCGCCACCTCGCGAAGGCGATTGAGCGACGGGCCGCCGGCGCGGGCGTGCTCCATAAGGTCGACGTCCCGCGCCACGGCGAGCAGCTCGTCGCGCTCGGCGCGCGCGTGCTCCAGGCAGAGCGCGGCGATGAAGTGCTCCTCGAGGCGGGCCGCGAGCTCGCGGGCGCGCGCCGGCGAGACCTCGCAGCCGGTGAACTCGTGCGCGCGGTAGAACAGCGCCAGCGCGCGCAGATCGTCGGAGAGCTTGGGCGCGCTCATGGGCGGTCCTTTCCGAGGCGGGAATGGGGGCATCCGGCGCGGCAGGCGCGGTGCAGGCGGGTGCGCACCGAGCTTGCGGCGGTCCAGGGCATCGCCTGTTCGGCGATGCAGCGGTCGCGGCCGATTTCGCCGAGCACCGGGCAGGTGACGGTCACCCCCATGAGGGCGCCGCGCACCTTCTCTTCGAGCTTGCCCATATCGCCGCGATATCGGTTGGCGAGGGCCATGTTGACCATTCCGGTCGACACGCGCAGACGCCGCGCGATCGCCGCCTGTGACCGCGCTGCGCAGGCGTCGGCGAGGGCCATGATCCAATCCGGCGCGTCGCCCCACCCGGCGACGGCGCGTGCGCGAGGGTCGGGAGCCGGGCGCGCCGTCATGGCTGCACCTCGGCGGGCTCGGGCTGGCCCACGACCGCGCCGCGGTTGGCGTCCCACACGAACTTCGTTCGCATGATCAGCGGTGCGAGCGGGCCGGTGTTCATCGACGGCTTGAGGCGCCAGATGGTGGGCGTACCCGGCCGGCCTGGCTGGACGGCGGTGAGGTAGCCGGCAAGGCCGAGACGGCTCACATAGTCCTTCGCTGCAACGACGGAGACGACGACGTCGTCTGTCGAGGCGGCGTGGGCGAGCTCCCGGAAGCTGAACGTCGCCAGCGACCGCATGGCGGTCCACATCTGCTGCTGTCGGGTGGGTGGGCTTTCGCTGCCGTCCCGGCGCAACCGCGGCGCCAGCGCCGGTCGGCGCGCGAGCCGGTAGAGGGCGGCATCCTCGATGCAGCCGGGCCGGGCAGTAGGGCGTTCACCGGATGGCACGGCAATCCCCGCCCGGACGAGGCGCTGGATATAGTCCGCAGCCGATTGCTTGGCGGCATTCGTGCGGCCGACCACGTCGCTCGTCGTCCAGGGGCCGGCCCTGTCGAGTGCGCGGATGATTTCCCAATAGCCCGCATGGCCGCGCGGCACATGCACGTTGAGCGCGGCGAGCTCGGGAGTGGGGCGGCCGCCCATCACCGCCCCCTCGGCTTTGGCGCGCGGCCATCGTAAAAGTGGTGCTGACCCCACTTCTGCTTGTCCACGGCCTTCACGCCGGTGTTCCGGGCGAGCTCGCCGACGCGCACCAGGTTCACGACGATCCGCCGCGCGCGCCCCTCGCTCTCTTTCACGATCTGATCCAGGAGATCGTCCGCTACCGTGATGCCGCGGCAGATGGAGGCGGCCAGGCTGCGCGCGTCGTCGAGGTCGGCGGCCACGGCGCCGGCCCAATCCAGCACCCGGTTGTGCACGCGCTCGTGCTGCTCGATCTTGGCGGGCAGGCGCTCCTCGCCGATCAGGATGATGGGCGCGGTGCTCTTGTCGTGCAGGTCGCGCACGAGCTCAATCATCCCGCGGTCCACGAGGCGGTCGGCCTCGTCGATGATGAGCGGCCGGGAGGGTTCATCGCCCAGCAGGCGGATCACCTCTTCGGCCATGTCGGCGATGGTGCCGCGCCCCGCCTGCCCAGCCTCGGCGAGGATCGCCTTGAGCAGCGTCTTGCGGGTCCAATAGTCGCTGACCTCGACGCGCAGCGCGCGCGTCTTGTTCTGCGCGAAAATCGAGGCGTAGGTCTTCCCGTAGCCGGACGGCCCGTGGAAAACGCCGAGCCCCGGCGCATTCGGGTCGCGCTCGATGAGCTTCGTCGCCAACATCATGAAAGCCGCGACGTTGCTCGTCGCGACCGGCCCTTTGATTGCCGCATCCTTCAGCATCTCGGTCCCCTGTGAGATGGGTCAGTTCACCCGGCCGAAGCCGGGCTCTGCTCGTCGGCTGGCCCGTAGGTCAGCCGGAAGCCCCGGTATTCGGGGCCGGTCGCGTAGCCGAGGAGCCATTGGGTCTCTTCGGCCGCGAGGGCCTCGCCGCGGGCGAGGCGCCGTTCCAGGTCCACCGCCCGAGCCCAGCGGGCCTTCGGGGTGTCGGCGGAGCGGAGAGGACGCACGGTGGCGTCGGGGGCGGCCTCGTTGGCCACCAGCTGCGCGCGCATGGCGCGGAGGTCTTCGGAAAGGGGCGCCGGCGCCGCCGGCCGGGCCGCCATTGCGGCGGCGTCGAGCGCGGGCGGGGTGTGCGCCTCGGTGCGCTTGGGGAAGGCCACCAGCGTCCCCGCCTCGCGCGCCTGGTGGCGCAGAGCGAGGTCGATGAGGCGCGGGCCCTTGGTCTGGCGCTTGGCCTCGGCGCGGGCGGCGGCGGTGCGCTCGGCGATGATGCGGGCCTGTTCGGCGCGCGCGGCCGCCACGGCCGCCTTGGGATCGATGCCGGCGAGCTCGGGGCACGCGGCCTCGCCGAGATACTCGGCGCCGGAAAGGTCGAAGAGGTAGGCGCGGCCCAGGTCGGCCGGGTCCATGCGGACCATGACCTGCGTTTCGGGCATCACGTGCGGCGCGAGGTAGTGCCAGCCGTCGATGCGGACGCCGCGCTTGGTGGCGGTGCGGACGCCGTCCTTTCCGGCGGCGGGGGCGAGCAGCATGTCCAGGGCGCGCGCATCCACCGTGCGAATGGGCTCGCGCGAAGCGGCCGCCGCCTCGAAGGGCGTGGCGCCGCCAAGGCCCTCGTGCGGCTTGTGCGCGTACTTTGTCGCCACCCACTGGTCGGCGTAGCGCTGGACCTCGGCGGCCGTGAGCTCGACGCACAGGGCCTCGCGCGGGTCCTCGCCGAGGCGCTCGGCGAAGCTCTTGCGCGCCTCGATCACCTTCCGGTCCGCCACCGAGTGGCCGATGAAGCCGTCCAGCAGGCGCACGCATCCGCGCTGAAAGGTGCCGATGGCGCGCTCCACGTGGCCCTTCTGCTCGGGGGCGAACGGGTCGGAGAGCCAGCGGGCGATGCCGATGCCAGAGAACACGCGCTGGGTGTGGCGGGCGACGAAGTCCGAGCCGTTGTCCGTCTTCACGGTCTCGGGCACGCCCCAAGCCAGGATCGCGCGCCGCATGAGCAGGCAAACCGCCTCGCTGCGCGGGGTGCGGGTCACGTAGACCATGATCCGGCGGGTGGCGATGTCGATGGCCACATAGATGCTGTGGCGCCCGTCCACGCACAGCATGTCGACCGGCGACGCATCGATCATCCAGAGCTGGTTCGGGGCGCGCACGTGCGCCATGGAGTTCGAGCCGGAGAGGCGATATTTCGACTTGAAGGCGTCCGGATTGGTGAGCGCGCAGAGCTCGACCTTGTGCGCCTCCTTCCACCCCTTCAAAGCCGCTTGAAAGGTGCGGATGGGCGGCAGCGGCACGGTGCGCGCGCCGGCCTGGAGCGTCGGGCCGAAGTGTCCGCCCACCAGGTCGCGGATATGGTCCGCCGTGAGCAGAGGGTTGCGCGAGAGCAGCGCGAGGCAGAACACCTTCACGTCGCCGGCATTGGCGGTGTCCAGCAGGCCCTTGCCGCGGCGCGTGGCGCCCTTGTCCACCGCGAGGCGGTGTGTGGCGCCGGCCGCGACGTTCGCCCGCCAGTAGGCCAGCATGCGCGGCCGGAAGGCCCGCACCGAGGCCCGCACCCAATCGGCCACCTCGATCGATCCTGCCGCATAGGCGTCGGCAAAGAGCGCGTCGGCGCGCTTGCGGCCGAGGCCGGCGGCCGCGGCGAAGCGGTCGGCCGCGGCGATGATGGCGAGGCGCGCGTCGCGCTGCTCCAGCGCCACCGGCCGCGCGCGCTCCACCTCCGGCTCGCTGGCGGCGATCTTCGCCACGTCCACGGGCACGTCGAGCGCCTGGATGTGGCGGGCCACATAGGCCGCACGGGCATCGGCGGGGAGCGCTGAGAGGGGATATTCCCGCCCGCCGCCGAGGCCGGCGCGAGCGCGGTGGCTCCAGCCGTCGCGGTCGGCCACCTTGCGCACGCCGCGCTCGGTGGCGGGCAGCGCAGGCAGCGCGAGATCGGCGAGTTCGCGCGCCGAGAACCACTCCTTCACCGGCGCCCCCCTTTGTATCGGGCGAGCGCCGCGGCCTTCCGGCGAGCGATCTCGGCCTCCTTCTCCTCCAGGAGGTGGTGTTCGATCAGGTCGGCGTAGCGCGCCGGCACCACGACGTGGCCATGCAGGCCCGGCAGCCAACCGAGGAGGTCCAGGTCGCCGGTGACCTCGATCAAGGCGACAAAGGCGTCGAGCGGGATGCGGTTGTTGCTGCGGGCGGGGCTCGCCCAGGCATCCAGCGTCGTCGCCGACACGGGCCGGCCGAGATAGGCCGTCATCTGACGCGCGATCTCGGCGCGGGTCTCGCGCGCCTGCTTGAGGGCGGTCGACACCAGGCGCGCAATGACGAGGTCGAGCGGGCCGCGCGTCTCGCTCTCGCCATAGCCCACCGCGACGCGCGGCGGCTGCCAGTCCAGCAGGTCCATGGTGAGGGTGTCCCGCCGGCGCGCCATGATCAGCCGCGCCTCCGATGGGCCGCGGCGTCATCCTCGGCCACGGCGCGAATGATGGCGGCGGCAGCCTCGGCGAGCGTCGTGCGGCCCTGCATCGCGATCACCGCGAGGCGGCCATAGGTCTCTGCGTCGAGCCGGATGGTGACGGTGCGGAGCTTGGCGGCGGGCGCTTTCATGCTACCCCCCCCCCGCAGATGTGAGAGGCGGGCACGCGGGGGCTTAATCAGGGCAACATCCCGCGCGCCCGCCCTTTCCCCTACACTCGACATTGCACTAGGCGAGTCGGGGGAACATAAAATGATGTACGGAGAACGCTTTGACGCGCTGGAAGCCAGAATAAAACGGCTGGAAGAGATGGCAGATGGAGAGAACAAAGGTGTCGTGAGCGGCATCATTGAAGGCGCCACGACATTCGCGTTCAATCTTCTGCTGCATGAGCTGGAGCGTGCATGCCCGTCATTCTCTGTCACGCGATTCCGGGACGAGTTTCGACGCATCAGCCTTGCAAGCATCGCAGCGGCCATACCCGATGCCGCCGGACCTCGGCAATCCGAGGCGCGAAGGGTGTTGCGGCAGGCGGCGGAAGAGCGGCTGGAAGATCTCATCTCAGACCTCATTCCGCCTTCGATTCACGATTGATCTTTGCCTTCGCCTCAAAGACCAATTCCGAGATCGCTTCACGCCGCGTGGCGCGCGCGGCCTCGCGGGAGAAGTCACAGGACAGGGCAGCGCGCAGGGCAACGACGTCTTCTGCCGTCGCGCCGCGGCCCCGTTCCTCCCTGGCCTTCTCCTGCGGGCGATACGGCGACGGGAGCGCGATTGCCGCCGGCATCACCACCCATGACGCCGGCGCAGCCGCCGGCCCCATGGCCTCGAACAGCCGGGCGAGCAGTTGCGCGGCGGCGAGGTCGGCGACCTCCGCCGCCTCGGCGCGGAACAGCGTGACCGAGGCCACCACCGCCCGGCCGCCATGCGCCGCGTCTACGGTGTCCGCCGCGCCCGACCAGAACACGACGCCCTCGGGCGCATCCGGGTTGGGCCGGCAGAGGAGCCAGGTGCTGCGCGCCATCACGTTCTCCACCCGATGGCGGCGCCGGCGGTGAGGCCGACGACGAAGCCGAGCCAGCAGATGAGGACGGCCCAGGTGCCGAGCAGAAACCAGGCGATCAGCCCGGCGACCGCGAAGCCGACGACGAAGCCGCTGAGGGCGCCGAGGATGATGCCGACCAGCGTCATGGCAGCACCGCGATGCGGAGGATGGCGACGGCCGAGGCGACCACCGGCGCCGCCGCCACCACCAGGAGGGCGATGAGCGACGCGGTCCGCACCTCGGCGATGCGGCGTTCGGCGATGTGGAGCGGGTGGAGGTTGGCGTCAGGGGCGCGACGCGGCGCTGACCGGCGGGGGCTCAT